CAGATCAGAACCACGAGGCGCACATCCAAGCGCACGTTTCGTTTTTCAAACTGCCTTTGGTTCAGGCCACGCCTCATGCTGTTGCTGGTTTACTTGCGCACATCATGGAGCATATCGCCTTGTTGGCTCGCCAACAGATGATCGAGCAGTCCCAGGAGCTGATTCAGCAGGTGCAGATAGCCGCCCAAACAGGTGCTATTGATCCACAGCAGGCGCAGCAACAGATCGCTCAGACACAAGCCGCTCTGCAAGACCCTAAGCATTCTGCCGATTACGCGGCTCTTTTGCAGCAGCAGATCCTTGATAAGATGCTTCCTGAGATTATGCCGCCGGCGCCAGACCCAATGGCAGACCCACTGGTGCAGATCCGCAATAGTGAGCTCCAGCTCAAGCAACAACAGATCATGCAGGACGGCCAGATTGACCAGGCTAAACTGCAGATGGACCAAGCCAAACTGGAGCAGAAGGCCGCTTCGGAAGCTGCTCGCTTAGAGCTACAAGAAGACGTGGCAGATGAGCGTAACGATGTGAACCGTGAGCGTATCGCGGCACAGATGCAGATGGCTGCCCAGCGCAACCAAGGAGGCAGCTGATGCCTTTGAAGAAGGGTAAGTCTGACAAGACCGTATCTTCCAACATCTCGAAGCTTCGGGATGAGGGCTACCCGCAGAAGCAAGCTGTAGCGATTGCGTTGAATACAGCTACACAGAAAAAAGCAGAAGGTGGAGTGATAAAAACATTCAGCCCAATTGCTCGTCCCCAAATGTTCAGAGGAGTATTCTGATGCCGTCTATTACGATTACCTTTGGGGAGATGACCCCTGTCGACAAGTACGAAGAGACTGAAGACGGACTGAGCTGTCCTCTTGCTACGAAAGACTCTGACCTGAACAACAAGAACCGGGAAGAGGCTATCGAGGTCGCTGATTACCGAGATCCATCGGAGAGCGGCGCTTTCCGGTTGAGTGATGTTTGCGGGAACTGCGCTGCGTATAACCAGACAGAAGAAATCCTGGATTGCATCGGAGATGACTCTGGTCAAGTGGGCTACTGCCAGCTCTTGAAGTTTTGTTGCTCCGCGGAGTATACATGTGATAAGTGGGTAGAGGGTGGTCCAATCACCTCTGACTTAGAAAATGATTATGGTGAGTACCTATAATGGATGTTGTAGACTTCGCATCACGTGTGTATAAGTTGTTGCGTGAGCGGGAGCAGTACATCAAGGATGTTATGGCGTCCGACGGCCTTCCAAACTGGGAGGAGTATAAAAAGCTGGTAGGAGAGTTACGGGGGCTATCCTACGCTTCGGCTGAAATGAAGTCCCTGCTGGAGAAAAACGCAGATTATGACGAAGAAACTTTATCTTCCTGACCATGTTGCGCAGAAAATCAACGCTGAAAAAGCAGCCAAGGCTGCTGCTCCTACTGGAGCTAGCGCGGAACCTTCTCTCGACAGTTCGTACGTGGACCCTAAGGACCGCGTACTAGACCCCTCCCTTGTGGAAAAGCCCTTACTAGATCGCCTCCCTCAGCCGACAGGCTGGCGGGTTTTAGTCATGCCTTATCAGGTAGAGACTCAAACTAAGGGCGGCCTGTATATACCGGATGAGATTCGGGACCGTGAAAGCGTGGCGACTGTTGTTGCTTACGTTTTGAGCGTTGGGCCTCTTGCCTACAAGGACGCCGACAAGTTTGGGCCCGACTCTGAGCCGTGGTGCAAAAAAGGCGATTGGGTCTGCATTGGCCGGTACGCCGGCTCCCGGTTCAAGATCGAAGGTGGAGAGATCCGCATCATTAACGATGATGAAGTGATCGCCACTGTTCTTGAGCCCACTGATATCAAATCTGTTTGAGGAGACGAACATGTCTGCAGAAGCACAAAAGCCCATTGAGGATGATGATCAAGAGATCATCATTGAGCAAGAAGAGGAGGTTTCTGACGACGTAGAAGAGACCGCCTCTAGTGCGCCGGAAACGGAGCCTGATGACAATGCTGAAGAATTGGAGTCTTACAGTAAGGGTGTGCAGAAGCGCATCTCTCGCTTGACTGAGAAATTCCGCAAGGAGGAGCGTGATCGCCAAGAGGCAGTTCGCGTGGCCCAGCAACTGCTCCAAGAGAAACAAAACCTAGAAGGCCGCTTGAAGCAGCTGGATAGTGGTTACCTCAACGAGTACGGTGCACGGATCGAGGCTCAAGTTACCTCCGCCCGTCGCAACTATAAAGATGCGTATGACTCTGGCGACACCGATAAGATGATCGAAGCGCAGGAGGCTTTGGCCCGTGCGACTTCTGACAAGGATCGTTACGAGCTAGCCAAGCAACGCGCAGACCAGCGTTTGCAGGCCCCTGCTCCACAACAGCAAGCGCAGCAGTACGCTCAACAGCCTCAGCCTCAGCCTCAGCAGCAACAAGCCCCTGTACAGGTTGATGCAAAGGCGCAGAGCTGGGCTGAGACAAATACGTGGTTTGGTCAGGACGAAGTCATGACATACGCCGCGTTTGGAGTTCACCGTAAACTTGTCGAAGAAGAGGGGTTTGACCCACAGAGCGATGAGTACTATAGTGAGATTGACCGCAGAATGCGTTCGGAGTTCCCGAACAAGTTCCAGACGGACAAGAAACCGGGGAGGAACCAGGTCGCACCTGCTGGCTCTTCTGCATCCCGCAGCACTAAATCAGGGCGTAGGACCGTGAAGCTTTCACCGTCGCAGATCGCAATTGCGAAACGGCTGAACGTCCCTTTGGAAGAATATGCCAAGTACGTGAAGGATTGATCTGATGACTGATAACAAACGAGCTCCACGAGCAACTGAGACCCGCGAACAAGAGTCGCGCAGAAAACCATGGGCGCCGCCCAGTCACCTTGAAGCACCTGCTGCCCCTGAGGGCTATGTGCATCGTTGGATACGAACAGCTATGCGAGGCGAGGAGGACAAAATGAATGTCAACGCCAAGCTCCGCGAAGGATGGGAACCTGTCCGCGCTGATGAATATCCAAACTATCACGTTCCTGTGATTGACTCTGGTAGTCACGCAGGTGTGATTGGCCAAGGTGGTCTGATGCTGTGCCGCATCCCTATCGAAACTGCCCAAGAAAGATCCGCGTATTACGGGACCCGGACCCGCGAACAGATGCAGGCTGTCGATCAGGACCTAATGAAGGAGTCACATCCTTCAATGCCGATTCAAAACAATCGGCAAAGTCGTGTATCCTTCGGAGGACGTGGGTCTTCCGATTAATTGAAAGCTAAAGGAGCTGTCAAATGGCCAATACAAATGGCGCATTCGGTCTTCGTCCCATTGGAAAAGTGGGTCAGAACACCAACAGCACTGGTGCAACTGAGTATCGTATTGCTGCAGGCAACACGAACGCAATCTATCAGGGTTCTCCTGTCATCCCTCTCGCTGCAGGTGTCATTGACATCGTCGGTGCGGCTTCGGGTGGTACAGTAGGTCTGTTGGGTGTGTTCGCGGGCTGCGAATATGTTTCCTCTACCACTGGTGAAACAATCTTTTCTAACAGCTGGCCTGGTTCAGGTGCAGACTCAAACTTCCCTGTAAAGGCGTTCGTCTATGACGACCCAATGCAGCAGTTTGTGATCGCGACGTCTAACGTCGTTGCTGCGGCTAACACCGAAGCAGAAGTACGCGCGGCAATCTTTGCCAACGCTAACTTTGCAGGTGCTACTGCTGGTACAGCTGCAACTGGCCTGTCAACAGGCACGTTGGATCTGAACACTATCGCCACCACAAACACATTGAACCTGCGCATCATGGGCATCCAAGAGGACCCCGATAACGCAGACTTCACTGTAGCTGGTATCCCTGTAATCGTTCGTCTGAACAACCACTTCAATTCCGCCAACGGCGCGATTGCTGGCGGTACTGTTTCGACGACAGGCGTATAAAGGAGGGCTGAAACATGGCTATTTCACGCGCACAACTCGCGAAAGAGCTGGAGCCGGGTCTTAACGCCCTCTTTGGCATGGAGTATGGTCGGTACGAAAACCAGCACTCCGAAATCTACACCACTGAGTCTTCTGATCGAGCATTCGAAGAGGAGGTCATGCTGACCGGTTTTGGGGCAGCACCGACTAAATCTGAGGGTTCTGGCATCAACTTTGACGAAGCTGGTGAAGCATACACTGCTCGGTACAACCATGAGACTGTTGCGTTGGCCTTCTCTCTTACAGAGGAAGCTGTCGAGGACAATCTCTATGACCGTCTGGGTTCGCGTTACACACGCGCTCTCGCACGTTCAATGGCTCACTCCAAGCAGGTTAAAGCTGCAGCCGTTCTGAACAACGCCTTTACTGGTGGTGCTTCAGCGGGTGGTGACGGTAAGGCGCTTTGTGCGACTGACCACCCACTCTCCAACGGCGGTTCGTTTGCTAACGAACCATCAACTGCTGCCGATTTGAACGAAACATCTCTTGAAGATGCTTTGATCAACATCGCTGGTTTTGTTGATGAGCGTGGCATGAAGATCGCTCTTCGCGGTTTGAAGCTTATTATCCCACGTCAGCTGCAATTTATTGCAGAGCGTCTGATGGTATCCAATCTTCGCGTTGGTACAGCAGACAACGATGTGAACGCAATCCGTTCAATGGGTATGTTGCCTGACGGTTATACCGTCAACGACTTCCTGACGGATCCAGATGCGTTCTTCATCAAGACTGACGCACCTCGGGGCTTCGTACACTTTGAGCGCACACCTTTGTCAACCGGCATGGAAGCCGACTTCGACACAGGCAACATGCGCTTTAAAGCACGTGAGCGTTACAGCTTTGGTTTTTCCGATCCGCGCGCGGTATTCGGTTCACCAGGCGCTGCATAAGCCTAGTCCTCCCATTAGGCATTGTAGCTGGGGCGATCTTCGGATCGCCCCTTTCTTTTTGTTTATTGCTGGTGTATTCTGTTGGCACTAGGGCAAACATCAGCTTTGTAGACAGGTTCCCGCCCTCCTGACGTTGCATAGACTACAGAGCGAATCCTTATGCAAAGGGTACTAAAATGGCTTCGACTACATTTTCAGGTCCAGTGACATCTACGAATGGATTTATTGGCGACATCAAAGTTCCAACATATACAGTTGCGAGCGCACCATCTGCTTCTGATGCAGGCGCAGGCACATTGATCTATGTATCAAACGGTGCAGCGGGTTCAGCAATTTTGGCTTTCTCTGACGGAACAAACTGGAAGCGTTCTGACACAGGCGGCACAATTGCAGCATCATAAGGGGGTGACCGATGAGTAGGTTTAAACCCCCCAGTGTTGAAGAGTTAGCAGCTCGTGGTCTTGATTCAGATGGTAATCCATTAGAGACTACAAAGGTTCGCGCTCGTAATGAAGACGGTACGCTAAAAGCAGATGACCCGTCTACGCTTAATGTAAATGAAGCGTGGACGACGAAATTTGTTAAAAAGAAACGCGGTCGTCCTCCAAAGGTAAAGGAATAAGCTATGGCAGGTCCAGTAACCGCCTATAATTGGGTTCAAGGCACAACGGCAGCGGTTGTTGGGCCTTCCCGTTCTCGTCTTCGGCAGGTGGTTATATACGCTGCCGCAGCGGGTGCGTTCACTCTTAAAAACGGTAGCGCATCTGGAAGTACTTTGCTTACGCAGACGTTCCCTACGGGGCATCACGTTATGAACATTCCTGATGATGGCATTATTGCCACTGAAGGTGTTTATGTCTCGGCCTTTACGGGCGCGGCTAACCAACTTACGATCATCTTGTCGTAGGAGGTTTTAGTGGCTTACGACATCCGGTCCATAACACAGGTCGGAACATCTGAGCCGTTTGAGCTTCAGGTGGCCAGGGGTCAAATCCCTGGTCACTCCATTAGGAATTTGTTTGGAACAAATCCTGCAATCGGTACAACATTCCGTACAGCTTGGGAAAACAACACGGCATTGCCGTTTTTGTCGTCTGAACAAAAGCTGGATATAATAAGCACTAGCGACGATGACGCGGAAGGACCGCAGGTTTTAATCGTGGGTGTTGATGGTAATTACAACGAAATACGCGAAGTAGTTGCTTTAAATGGAACAGCGGGTACTCAAACACAACAAAACTTTTTCCGTATAAATGACTTAATTATGTCAACGGGTAACGCTGTTGGAGACATCACGGCAGAGTTTAACTCAGTAGTTTATGCAAAGATCATCGCAGGTCGTGGTAGGAATCAGGCTGCGGTGTTTACAGTACCTGCGGGTTATTCGTTCTATCTTGGACGGATTGATGCATTTACAGCAACGGCGAATAATGACACTAAAATCATGACCTTTAGAAACCAGGTTACGTTTTCTGACGGGCGGGTTTTTGATGTAGCGCAAACTAGCTTTGTGTCTCGAATGGATATCGCACGGACACTTCCCTTTAAGGTTTCGGAAAAATCAACTATTGAGTTCCAACTTAAAATGTCAGGGCAGACTGCTGACATAGGTGTTTTTGGGGACGGGTTTTTGATTAAAGAACAGGGGAGCTTGTGATGGCTAAGATCGACAAGTCCAAGATGAAATGCAATAAGCCCAAGCGTCAGATTTCTGGCGGCAAGAAGTCTGTTGTGAAGGCCTGTAAGGACGGCAAGGAGAAGATTATTCGTTTTGGTGATGCCAACATGACTAT